GCTTCTTTGAGGGTGAGTGTGCCGTTTCGCATCATCAGCGTGTCAGCCTGTGCGTCTTTGAGTGGGTCAATCATCTCAAATTTTGGTGGTGTCCAGCTCACGGCATAATCAATCTTTCCAATCACCCCTGCGATAAAAGCTCGGTCAATAAATTTCCGCCATACTGGTTCGCAGATTTTGGGAATGAAGACATGGCAGCGGAGCATTTCAATTAAGCTGCGGAATTCCAGCAAACCAGCACGGAGGCTGCTGTAATTTACCTGTGAAAGGTCGCCAGTTAGCTGCTCATAAGTAATGCCCAAACCTGCGGCGATAGCGTGTAGTTGCACCCGTTCGTAAGATTCATAATTGCCGTCGCTGGTTGGATTACCAAAGCGAATATCCTCACCAGGGTGGAGATATTCAATCATGCCTGGTCGGAATTGTTCTACTCGCTCGGGGTCGTTATTATTTGCACCACCTGCGGTTTTGCTCACCACATTGCCAACAATTGGGCCATCCGCCCCATTATTTTGTACCACGAAGGCGGCAAAGCAGGCTTCAATCTTTTTACGCCACAGTTCTGCATCGTCGTAACCGTCTAAATCCCGCATCCTAACCATTGAAGCTGCATAAGCGGTAACGCCCCGAGTTTGACCAGGGCGGAGCTTTCTAAATATATGCACCACTGAATCAGCAGGAATGCGGATACTTTTGAACTGCGTCCGCCCAATCACCATTTCACCAGGATGTTGCGACCACATCCAATAAGCTACACGATTATTTTGTTTGTCAAACTCTATGCCTTGGCGAATGATATTGCCATTTTCGCCGATTGTTGACTTGGTGGTATCCAGAAAATCCGCTTCCAATACCTGCAATTGCAAGGGGATACGCAGATTGCTGCTAAACCCTCGCTCCCGAAACACGATAAAACATTCGCCACTTTCAAACATGGCACGGGCTGCCAATGCCTGAATTCCCTTGAAATCCAAATCGCCGTCGGCATCGCAGAATTTACACCATTCGTTCCATGCTTCCATGATTTGCTTATTGAGGCGGGCGGAACTGGTGCGGGCTTGGGCAGAAATTCCCTCACCAATGGCGTTGCCCACAAAAATTTCTACGGCCTTGCTGGCATAGCAATTATTTCTAACCAAATCCCTTGCCCGATCCCGCAGGCGTTTGCCACCGCCAGCGATTTCGCTATTGGCAGAATTTCCGCTGGTTACCCAATCATCAATCCTTCTGCCCGTTTTTGCCCCATCATAGCCTCGTTTTAATATATCAAGGGCAATGCGGGCTTGCTTACGCTTGAAGGCGGATTGTGGAGAAAATACAGCGATTATGTCATCAATAAGCATAGTCAATCCCTCACAAAACTAGCAAAACTGGCACGGCTGGTTTGGGTTTTGCTATCAGCACTGAGCTGATTGCGGATGACATCCCGCAGTTTTATCATTTCATCCAGTGAGTGATAACGCACTGATTTATCACCCGTGCGAACTTCCAATGTTCCTGAAGCGATTGCGTTTTCTAGTGCGTCTAACTGCGTTTGTGTGAAAGCCATTTTTCTATCCGTTACCTTTTTAGCCAATCATCCATGCGGGGAATCCACGCTGGGTTTTGTTTTTGTGTGTTTTCTTGCTCCACCTCTGGCAATATGCGTGGTGCAGCTTCCAAATCTTCCGCCAGCTTTTGCAAATTAGGGTTGAGCAGTTTGAAGGCTGCTAGTGCGTACACTGTGCAATCCAATACTTCGTTTCTCGCACGGGTTTTTATCCACTCCCGTTTGGCAACACCTTTGGCAAAGCGAGTTACTTGTTTTTCGCCAGTCAGCTGCAAGAAATACTCACGGTCACGCTCCATAGGGAAATGGAAGTAACCCGCCCCAATTTCAGTCAGTCGCAAACGGCTGTAAATCACCTCTTTGGCGGTATCTGTGCCAATTGGATATAGTCGCAATTTGTAGCGGTTGTTTCTGCTTGGTCTGCCCAATAACGGTTTGGCAGTTTGGCTAACGCCTTTAATCGCAAACACGCCCCGAATGGCTCTATTGCTGCAAAATTCATAAACCGCTTGTGTGTGATGCCCGCCTGAATCAATGCACACGCAGGCGATGTTGAGATGCACGCCAAGTTTGCTGCGAATTGGTTGCAATAAATATGCGTCCAACTCCTGCCACACCAAGCTTTGGGCAGGGTCGCCGTAGAAAATGCGATAATCCAGTGACCAGCATTCTTCACCCAAGCCCCAACCTTTGACTTCAATCTCCAAACGGTCGCCTTGAACATCTACGCCCGCCGTAACCAGCACCACCGCTTCTGGTGCATCACTGCCCCAATTTTCTTTGCGGTTCAGTAAAATATCCGCATCTACTGCTTCGCCTGCTTCTTCCCAAGTTTCACCGAGGGAGGTATTCACCCAAGTTTTTAGGGTTTCTGGTAACTTTTTTGCTCGTAAAAAATCAGTTGCCATTTGGGCAAAAGTTACCCACGGCGAATACAGCTCGTTGATGTGAAAGCCTACTATTCCCGAAAAGGCAGCCTCGGCAATCCACTCGCCCCGCACCAGCATTTGGGCTTTGTCGGCATCGGTGATGATGCAGCCGTTATGCTCGCAGATATAATGAGCGGTTTCTGGTTTATGATTTTCTTCCTCGCTATTCCATTTTACTTGCATCCATTTTAGCGTTTGCTTTTCCTCGCAGTGTGGGCAAGGTACATAATATCGTCGCTGGTCGCTTTGCTCAAAGGCACTTTCAATCCTGCTTGCACCCTTGATGGTCGGGGTGGAGGTGAGCAGGATTTTACGATTCCAAAATGTGGTGGTGCGTTTCTTGGCAAGACTAACTGGGTCGCCTTCCGTGCCAGCAGAAACTGGGTATCTGTCCACTTCGTCGCACAGCACCAGCCGAATTGGGCGGCTGGCTAGTGAAGCGGGAGAATTCGCCCCCGCCATGGTGATATGCCCACCAGGAAAGCGTTTGTGCAAAAGTGTATTTCCGCTGTCACGGGTGCGTGGGTCTTTGACTAACCCGCGTAAAACTTTGGTATCTCGCAACATCGGGGCAAATCTATCTTTGCTCCATGCTTCGGCCATTTCTAGCGTTGGCTGTAATAGAAGCATCGGCGACGGGTCAAGATGCACATTATAGCCGATGATGTTGTTGATAATTTCTGTTTTGCCCACCTGTGCCGAGGACATGATTACCACCATTTCTGCCCGTGGGTCATTTACGGCATCCATCATTTCCCGCTGATAAGGTGCGCGGGCGGTGTGCCACTTGCCTGGTTCTGCCGATGCCTCGCTGCTTAAAAACCGAAACTCATCCGCCCACTGGCTCACTTTCAGCCGTGGTGGGGGCTTCAAGTGGTTCAATGCTCGTTTTAATGCCATCTGGGCTGCTGTGCTGACTGGTTTCATAGCGTGCTAATTCCGTGAGTGCATCACACACCAAATCACGCAAGCTCTGTTCAATGGCGTAAAACTCCTTGAGGTGCAAAACTAGGTGAGCTGCACGAGTGGGCATTGAAAGCATCCGAGTGCGAAAAGTGGCGAGCAGGCTTGCCCATAATTCCTCTGCCTCATCCGCTGAAATCAGTTTTGCCCGCATTAAATCCAGTTCCATTTGGGCTTTGTCTGCTTGCAGTTTCAGCAATCTGCCTCGCTCAATGTGCATATCCACCGTGTCGGTTTCCTTGCCAAAAGCCCGAGCCTGCAAATAGCCGATATAACCCTGTACGCAGCCGACAAGGTCATATTTTCCCTTGTCGGGTTTGGGAATAATGCTGTCCCGTGCCAGCTGCTGTACTCGCCGTTCGGTGAGGTTTAGTAACTTGGCAATAGTTTTTACTGGATAGGTGAGTGACATAGTTTTTACGATTATTTACTGATTATCCAACCTGCGAAGTCGCCAAAGCGAAACCACTCTATGGCATCCGACCCCAGCATGGTTGGGTCAAGCGGTCGCTGGACACCTGATAGGCTGAGTTCCTTGGCGATTACGCTTTTTGCTTCCACCCCTGCGGCGATTTTTCCTGCGAGGGTTAATCGCCAAAATACCGTTGCTTCATAACCCGTTGCCGCTTCGCATTTATCAACAATCAGCAGCGCACCACCAGGCTTGATGAGGGATTTTAGGTAATCAATGAATTCTTGCCGTTTGCCGATGGGTAGGAACATTAGTACAAGGTAACAAATGGCGAGGTCATAAGGCTGAAAACGATAATCCAAGGCATCAATTTGCACCAATTCGCCTGTGGCTTTATACAACGCACACATTTCTGCACTGGATTCTATGCCAATCAATTGGGCTTTGCGTTCTTTGATAGTTTCCTCAATCGCTCGCCCAATATTTCCCGTGGACGCTCCAATATCATAAACCAGCCCACCCTTTGGTATATAATGGCGGGCGATGTGTGCCAACGCCCCCGTCACCAAATCATACCACGGCAGCTGCTCCCGCACATGGCGATCAAAGCCCGAAGCTACAGCCGTGTTTTCAAACGACCATTCGCGAGGAATTTCCATTTTTTTTGTCCGTTTTTATTGTGGTAAATTATTCCAACGCTCGCCCAGCTCTATTTTTACTGAGCGAATGCCATATTTGGCATACATGCTGTGAGTTCTTGGGTTGCTTTCAATAGCAAGGAAATTTTCCCCGCCGTGTTTAGGTAGAACGAAGGCTTGTAGCATCCGTTCTTTCGCCAGCGGGGGTGCTAAACTGAAACTGTTAAAATAGGCTTCCTGCGGTAACCAGCCCGTTTTGCTTTCAATGCTGGCAAGGGTGCTTTCCTTGTGCATGGCAGGGCGAGCGGTCATCAAAATTACATGATGCGGCTTTACCAGCTCCACCAGCCACTGACGATACTGCTCGCCAGCGATTTGCTTGGTAAATGGTCGCTGCTTTTCTTCGCTGTTTTCCACTAGCGTATAATTCAAATCCAACAAAATAATCATAGCAAAATTCCCGTCCGCTCAGAGAATGCCCGCTTTGCTTGCGTCACCCGCCCCATACGGCTGCCATCAGGATAGGGTAAGTCAAATTCAAAAGCGAGTGCTGCGTTCAACTTTTTGTAATCAATCGGTTTGGGCTTGGCACAGACTGCTTGCACATTGCTGCTTGCTTCCGAAACCTGCACAATTTCAAAAAATTCCTTGAACAGGCAGTAAAATTCATTCTGGCTATGGTATTTTTGTACTTTTGGGCTGCTGGTCATATCACCAAGGGTAATGCCGTTTTCGTATTCAAGTAGAAAAGCCCGCCCCGTTGATTGCCTTTCATTCAGGGAATTATAACCCTTCAATTGGCGAATGTTGATATGGTTAATACTTGAAGCCACTGCATAAAGTTTGGTTTGCGGTGAACATAACGCCGCACAAATGCAGACAATATGTTTTCTATCCTCGGCAAATGGCACGCTGTTCAATACGCTAGAAATAAACACTGAATTATAATGAATTTTTCTGTCGCCAATATCGGCAAGGAATTCATCCACCACCCGCAAGGATTCAGCTTTGTCAATTTCTTCAGTTTCATTCACACGATACGGCTCAAAAGGCGTAACTCGCACGCCAATGGAACGCAAAATCTCCGTTTCATGCAAATGCCCAGCTCCAAAATCAAGCACTGATTTGCCGTGTTCTTTTATCCATTTATCGCGGTTTTTGGGTTCGCTAACATCAAAATCCTTGGAGGTGCTGTTGCCCGCCACCATGAATATAAACCCACGCCCCAAATCTTCCCGCACTCGCCGTAATCTGCGGAACGAATTATAACGCAGCAAATCGCGGTAACGATTGTGAATATCAAAATCCATTGATAATAAATTGAGCATGGCATCGGCGAGTTTTGCTTCATCTTCGCTCACTAAAACCACCGCAACTTCTTTGCATTTGCTTTCTGCCTGCATCTGCAACCGCCCAATGCCATTTACCACCCGCAAATCTTTGGTGGTAACAATCGGCATCAACACGCCTTTAAGATACAGGGTTTTGGAAATGCTCGCTGCGTAAGTAATCCACCTGCCTTTATTGGCTTTGAGCAAGGGAGCAATCGGTAAAATTTGTGCTTTGAGGCATGGGTAAAATTCGGGCGTGTCGGGCATTTTGTCAGGGATTGCTTCTGCTATTGCCAACACATCCACTCGCTTAAGTGCATCGGTGATATTTTCGGGTGTATCCTTTGGTTTTAGGTCGTTGGTGGCACGATTAAACGCCACATTTACGCCCTTGCGTTCTTCCAAATCCATCGCCCGTGTAAATTCTACAGGCACTTGTTTAACGCCCAACCGCTTGGCAACATGATGGCGTTGGTGTCCTGAGATAATTTCGCCGTCGGGAGTGGCGTAAATCGGGAGCAAAAAACCCAATTTTCGCAGGGAAAGCTCAATCAAATCTAGTCGTCTTGGATCTGCCGTGCGGGGGTTGTAAGTGGAAGGGTTTAAGGCATCAATATCTATCAGTTTCATAAACCAAGCCTCCTTTGCAGTTCATTCACAATCGCTTCTTTATCAAAACC